GATTAAAGATGTACCACTTTTATTAAATTCAACTGTTTTAGAAGCGGCTGTATTACCTTGTAAAATGATATTGTCTAGAGTCAAGTTTGATAAAAAGTAACTATCGCCGTGGTAAAATGCGGCACTGACATTACCGGTCGTACTAAACGCATTTATGGATTCAGATGGGTGTTGTAAAAACGTAGTCGAACCTAAACTTAAACCTGTTATAGTTGGATTATTGTTAGATAAACCAATATGGTCTAAAGTTATTGAATCTGTATCTATTCTACCTGCGACTTGAATTTGATTAGTTACACTAGAATCTATTAAAACAGAAGGACCCACGCGTACTTCACCTCCTTCAGTTACGTGAAATTGTGAACCTACATCAAGTGCGTGTGTAGGACTTGTATTTTGTATACCGACATTACCAGTTGTTACAAACGCGGTCGTTGGATTTATAAATTCTAAAGTATTCGACGTAACGTTACCTCTTTGAGATACAAACTGTAAATTTGCGTTAAATAAATCAGCACTCGCCGTGTTAGAGTTGACTATTTCTTTCGTGACTGTGTTATAACTCAAAACTGTTATTTCTGGTACAGACGGATCGACTGTTCGCATAGGTGTTATGTAAACACCCCCTGCAGTTGATGCATCTATGGCTACATTAGAGGCATTGAAAACGATCGTATTTTCAGCCTGGTCGTCCGTAGCGTGTTTACCAAACCGGATTTTGGTAGACCGCTCGATGGTAGGTATGTTTTTAACCATTTAATATAGGTGTGTATTTTAATTTGCGTAAGTGAGGCCGGCCATGCCATTTTCGATACGAAGTATATTATAGTTAACCGCGTATATGGGATCGTTAATGGTCATGGTCTCACTTATAATTTTTGCTGAATCTAATCTACTGAAATTAAGTGTTCCCGTTGGTTGAAGTGAACTTGTTGATAAGCAGAAACAGTGTAAAAAGAAATCGGGTGACGTAACAAACGTCGTGTGATAATAATTGGGTATTTCCATGAAATGAGGTTTACCAAACTTAAAATTGCATATATCGAGTCCGTTTATTTCTATTTTTATCTTGTTTGTATCGGATGTAAGTGCACCACCCGTTGTTGTATCCGAACACGCGAGATACTTTACTGGGTGGTTAAACGTGAGTTCTTGTGTGAGTTCTCTGGAAGGAATACTTTTTTGTACCTGGGTAATGATTAACTCGTGATTTCTAGAGGCAAAATTACCACGTTCTTCGTTATCTAAGTAATAGTAGTTAGAATAACAATCAAATTCATAATTACCTGCATCTGGTCCCCAGTAAATTCTAATTTCAACTTCGTGATAATGCATTGCTATTATTGGTAAAGCACACTGTGGACCTTCACAGAAGAAGAAACGTAAAGGGTAGAAGTAGGAACGTGCGCTTACACCTGGGTGTGTACCTAAGGCGCTTTTCGATATATTGTTTGCAAACGTATCTATGGCGATCTTTTCCGTAAAAACGGCGTCCTGTGTATCTATGACTTGACCACCTATGAGCAGTTCGACTTTGTCTATGAGAGTATCCCACCTTTGGATATCGAGTGCCTTTGTGTTATTGTGTATCGTGAAATACGTGTAACCTAAAAGATCACCGGACCTTGTAAACTTGACCGATGACATAGCGTTACTTTTCACAGCTCCTTGTATCGTTTGTTTTTCTATGGATTGTGAAAAGTTAGAATGCCTTTTAAATGTTGAATTAAAAAACGATATTTCCGGTTTTCCCATAATGTGTTCGTCTTGAGCACCTACGGCAATGAGTTGAACTACACCAGAAGACATTTATAATAAGAAAAGGTTAAAAAACGTCCTGAAATTATTCATAGGATAAATTTCTTTTTTTGCATACAAATCTAAAAACAAAAACTGCGTCACCACAGTCTGCAGCTGAACCGTCTTGTTTATCTAAATTGAATGTCAATCTATCGATCTTTCGAATGGGATTATAATATTGTTGAATGATTGGATACTCATTTCTAAAAAATACGGCTTTTTGAGCACCTGAAGCTGCGTGTAATTTGTGTTCACATACAATAGTACCAAAAATGCCGTTTAAGTGATTATCTGCATCACTAAGATCATTTTTACCACGTTGACTGAAGTACGTCTTGAGTTCTTCTATGCCTATGTGTATACACCTTTGAGTATCACCGGTAGTGTTAATACTCGCGGCTAACAACTGTGCCTGAACAACGTTCTCTAGTGGGGTTGGTAAATACAATGTAAAGTCAGTATCACTGGTAGTATCCAGGTTATCGAGTACAACTGTGTGGTGTTCACATTCGAAATCAGGTAATGTTGATTGACTAGTCACTAAAGCCATTTATATATACCGGAGATTTTACTTCATCTTATAATTCAATTGTCCGTTGACCATTTCCTGTCCCCCACAAACACCGCCTCGGCTATCCGAGTAGTACGATTTACCGAGGCACTCTTCCTTGGATTCGAGATCGAAAATAGAACCTTCGTTTACGGTCTCTATTTCTACTGGGCTGTAATAACTTTTCTTTGGGTTCAGTAGTTGAAGAACCCACAAGATTACGAATATGACGACTATTGCCCTGAGAGCATTTTTATTTGTGTTGTTGAGTTTCATTATTTGTTATGAACTGAGATTTTTTTATAAAGTGCGTTAAAGAAATTATAATAGTTTCAATATAAAGAGTAATGGACGGAGAGATTATTCTTAATCGTGGCGATACTAACGTTATGAAACTAGATGATAACGAACAAGCACTCATGAACGAGATAGAAATAGAAGTTCCTAGACCCCAGCCTGTTAGAAAACAGATGTCTAGACAAAAAACACAATTTGTTCCGCCACAGGCGCAGTATTTTCAGGAAGATATAGACTCTTTCGCGAACCCGAATAAACAAAACCCACCATCCGCTCCACCCCCAGAAGAACCTGTCGATTACGGTGAATATGACAATGAACTAGATATGGACTACGGGGGAGGGGGAGGAGGATACGTCATGGAAGAGGAAGAAGAAAAACCTTCACCTGGTTACAAAACTATCGACGAAGAAAAAGCGGATCTCGTAAACAAACTTGGGCGTTTGGAAAAAAAGGGGTTTACTGTGAACAAGCGTTTAAATGTTTATTCCCCTGTAGATGAACTTAGAAACGAAGTTAAGCGAATAACATATAGCATAGACGTCGATAAGTCTATAAAGTTTTCGAGACGCATGCTTATTGCGTGTACAACAGGTCTCGAGTTTTTGAACAAAAAGTATAACCCGTTCGAGATTCAACTCGACGGTTGGTCCGAGAATGTTATGGAAAACGTTGACGATTACGACGAAGTTTTCGAGGAACTTTACGTAAAGTACAGGACAAAAATGCACGTTGCACCCGAAGTTAAGCTCATTATGATGCTTGGTGGTTCGGCAATGATGTTCCACTTAACGAACAGTATGTTCAAATCAGTCATGCCTAATATGAACGACGTGATTAAACAAAACCCAGGACTTGTTCAGAACATGATGTCTGCGGTTCAGAACACGGTGTCTAAATCTCAACAACAAGGCACGTCGAACGACGTTCCGAACGAAGGTGGTGGAGGTGGGAGACACGAAATGCAAGGACCAGGGTTTGACATTTCGAGTCTCATGGGTAATATAATGATGCCTCCACAACCACCCATGAATACGACAAGTTTGGAAAGAAGAGAAGAACCCGAGATCGATATGGAAGACGATATTTCGGATATAGCTGAACCACCAGTATCAGAAGACGTCGCCGATGAAGACGGTGAAGTTCGAGAAGTCAAAGTTACTCAGACCAAGTCTAAAAGAGGTGGTGGTCGAAAGAAAAAGTCAGTCGAAATTAATTTGTAAACATAGTATAGTATAGATGATAGCTTATTGTCCTCTAGATGAAGAACCCTTCGAAAGACCAATCCCCAACAGGGTTCGTCCGACAATGGAGGTTGTTACTAGTAGAACACCATCACCATCACCAAAAACACATAGTAAGGTTTTGGGTAGAGATAATACAGAGTGTAATTACGTTGTTATGTTTTTCATCGCGGGTGTTGTAGCTCTCGCGTTAATAGATTCGCTTCCGAGAAAGTAAAAGTAAAAAAACTTTCTACCATTGTGACTTTTTCCAGAATGGTAAAAATGGGTTCTTTATATTATATTATATAAAGAAATGTCGGTTGGTTCTTCACCGGATTTATATAATATATTAAACACTATACTTCAAGATACGGCGCCTCATAGTATGTCTGAATTGTATAGTATAAGTTTTACAGATGGAACTTCATCAGTTTCATCCGGTACAATAAGTTTGCTTAGTTTTCAGAATAAAACTATTAATACTGGTGGTACGGGTGGTACGGGTGGTACGTATACGTATAGTTCGGGTTTTGAATGGGGGTATTACAATGATAATTATCATTCCGGTGGGTATTCGGGTCAACAAACATGGTTCGATACACGAACACCTGTTTATACACATGCTTCACCCGGTAGAAGTCGTGTCACGGACTTTACAAATATAAGTACAGCTTCAAGTGGACAAACTTCAGTTAATGGTGATGAAACGTATTCGTATTTATGGACTGGATATTTTAAAGCACCTATTACAAGTACGTATTATTTTAATACAAGATCGGATGATAACAGTCATATGTGGGTTGGTGTAAATGCTCTAAATCCTAGATACGATAATGAAACTGTTGATAACGGTGGTTTACATGGTATGCAAACAGTAACAAGTGCTGGTGTAAGTTTAACTGGTGGTGAGTATTATGATTTTCGTATGACATTCGGTGAAGAAGGTGGTGGAGA